TACAGAGGGGAGGGCATACACCCTCAATACCCGTACATGGGCGCATCAAATACCAGTTTACTGCGCTGCGACGTCCGGGCCTTGTGGCTGCTTGGCGTCGTCTAGGGCGCTTTGCAGCCATGAGGAAAAATCCCCGAGATTGAACATCAGCAGCTTTGCCAGTAACTCGTTGTACTCGACCATGCGCCCGGAAAAATCATCAATCGTTACCGGGATACTGGTTCCGGCTACGAATACCTGATTCATGATGATCGCAGCAACCTTGACCTTTGCGTCGTAGTGCATACCCATCATCATGGTCTGGACGATTTTGTCGTCAAGAGTTTTACCGAGATCAGCAGCCGTAACGGCCTTGCTGATCAGGGTGGGGGTAAGCATGCTCAGCAATTCGTCTTGCTTCACCGCCGACGCCATGGCGGCGTTGTACGTCTTGGCGCCGACGGTGAATGCTTTAACCTGACTCATCAGCTACCACCCTTGGCGGCTTCCCACGTGTTGAATTCGAACTGGAATTCATCGTCGGTAATGGTGGTGCCACCGCGACCCACCTGACCATCGTTGACCATCACGCCTTCGGTACCCAATGCAACTTCAAGGGTGCCGATCTGAGTGCGGGTCAACGTGATATTGGCGTTCGACGCGAACAACCCTTGCAGGTATGCCGAGTCAGACGAACCCGGGTTCAGGAACAAGCTCACGGCGCGGCCAGGGTTGATGCGGTTCAGACGAATAGCGTTACCACCTTGACCACGACGCAACGACGCTTTCGGATCGATAGGTGCGTCGGTGAACGGTGTGGCAGTTTCACCCCAATCCTTGATCTGCCGACCGTTGACGGTGATGACGAAAAGATCTGTCGAGAAATTCGATAAGCTCACGGTTTATTCCTCAAAAGACGTCAATGCTTACGTCGACGTGGTGGATGGCGCCAGCGCGGAAGATACGCAGACGGATCGGAGCCGATTTGCGTGCATCACGGTCGGAGTCGGACAGGTTCAGGATGTCCTCTGGTTTGGTGAGGATCACGTAGCCGATGGTGTACTTGGTGATACCGTCGTCCGGGTCGATGTAGTTGCGTGGACCCAGGTAACCGTTGTCGACGTACTGTTGGCACACTTGGCGGCAGGTGCCGAGCAACACTGCTTGACCAACTGGAGTTTGTTGGAGCTTGGTCGGTACACCAGTCAGCGTGTTGTAAAGGGCTGTCGTCAGCGAGTTAACCATCGCGTCCAAGTTCACGACGTCGTCGATGTATTCGCCATACGTGCTGTGAGTTTTGGTGTTCAGCCAGCGACCGGCATCAGTCGAACCTTGGTTATCCACAACGCTGTAGAAGACCGACCGGACCGTATCCAACATCATGTTGGCGTACGAAGTACCGTCCAGATCCTCGGCGGTTACGCCAGGGGACTTCTTGAACTCGCCGGTAATGGTTGACAGATCGGCCGAGTAATTCACGGCTGCGAAGTGCTTCGCCAGGGCGTTACCGGCGTACGCATCGGTGGCGTGAGACGGCGTGAACGCGTGACGGTAACCAGCGAGGGTGAAGGTCTTCGCGATGTTGGTCGTCGCGTTCGTACGGATCGCCGTGGCAGCCGCACCAGTCTGGTTGTTGATCAACATCGAACCGTTCGCTTCGCACCAGTCAGCGATGACTGTCATGGTCGCCGGTATCGCGTAAATGGTAGCGGTTACCATCGTCCAGTACCACCAGACCTTGTTACGGGCCTTACCCAGAGTGATCGCGAACGTCGCATCAGCCGTAGCAGTGAGCCACACGAAAATCTGAGTAGTCGCAGGGGTGCCACCCAGCCACCGTGCAGCAGCCTTGTACGTCTCGGTGGTGGCTGGGAAGTCCACGGCGAGTGCTGTCAGGCTGAAATAGGTGCGGTAGGTATCGGCGGTAGAACCGACAGGGTTTTCGGCATTTGGAGAGAACAGCATCGCACTTGCGAAGTTAGCTGTCCCCAGACCTGCCGGACGAATCCGAGTTTGGATACTGATGATCTGACTGGCGGGGTAGCTCATTTGCTAACTCCAAGGATGTGTTTAATCTCGCGAGAGTCTATCACGGTATATCGATAGTCTCTAGTACCCGTGCTTTCTCGTCTTCGATGATCACACTGGCACTCAGGATGTTGTTGATATCGTTGATATCCGACACTTCGTAACCGAGTCGAATCGAGATCTGTGCACGCTGTTCCCAGTTCACCGATTGCAGCGCTGTGAGGTTGTTGGCTGCCGATGTACCGAGCCATCGCACACCTGCTTTGAACAGGTCAATCGACACATCGGGACGCTTGTGACACTCCTGCAACCGCTCAACACGAGCCATCGCATCACCCCGGTAGAAATTCACATTGGCTGTTGCGATGACCTGGGAGCGCACGTCGACGCTTACGAGATCGCCAATCTTGTCGACTGGAACGATATGCGCCTGACCGCGCTGGTCGATACTCTGACGAGGGCGGATCGATGCATACTCACCTGTTGGCGACTTGAAATTCTGATCAGCCAGCATGCACACAGGTACACCCGTCACACGCATGATGATTGGCTGCAGGATGGCAAAAAGCTGTTCATTGGTCATCGATACGACTCACTATGACTTTGCAGTAGTCCCGCCAGTACCGGTTATCACAACGGTGCGCTTTCCAGCGTTGCCCGATGAATTCCCACTCACCAGTCTCATCGATCAGTCGCATGTTACCGTCGTTGATGTAGATCCGACGCGGGTCGACGATGCGCTCGCCACCCTGTTGCAAGAAATCGAGTTCACGCTCGCTTACCGGTTGGATGTTCACGACGTAGGTTTCGGTGGTTGGTGTGCCCGGTATCCATATGCCGTCGACGAGAGTAACCGGTGTCACTGTGCGAGTGGCAGGAACCGACACGAATACCGCGTCGATATGATCCCTCATGCTCAGGCTCATGCAAGGCCCTCTGTGGGTTTCTCATCGGTGGTGGTGGACGTGACAGAGGCGCGCATTCTTCCCGTGTCGATCAGCGGGTTATCCGATCCTTTCTTGGCGATAGTGTACGGGGCGTTCGGCGGTGTCTTCAAATCGGTGATGAACTGCTGAGTCGCACCAGCCGCCAGGATGCCGACACCCTCGACGACCTGATCCATCGTTGCGCCAGAACTTACCTGCTCAGCGATGTACGCGATGTAGTCCTGCCGACCTGACGCCACGCCTGTGTCGAGCCATGGACGCGCTGGAATCTTGGGAGGTCCATCGGTACCAAAATGCTGGAGCGCACCAAGTTCCGCCTCGGTCATCTGCTCGCCCTCGACCAACCCTGCATCCTCGTGAATCCCGACGAGCGCGTACTTGCCTCCACGAAACGTTTTCAGTTTCGTTTTCAGTTCGTCGACGGCCCGTTGAAAGTCAACGGTTTTCAGGGTGATAGGCATGGATCGAATAATACCACGCTGGGTAAGGGGCGGAAGTCTTACCCCGTAAAACTGATCCGGGGTATTTATCGGGGTATGTCGTAAGTCCTTGTATTTAGTACTAATATATATTTTATACCCCGATACCCTTAATAAATAATATTAGATAGAAAACGTATAATATGTAATACAGTAACATATATAAACCAACAGCGTGAGAGTGAGATTGATGCGGGGTATTTGGGTAACCCCTCTCAAACCCGTGAGCTAGAGCGCTAGAATCGTACCCCGGATAGTTTTTCAATTCCGGGGTACGGGGTAGATTTTCAGCACTGGCAAGCATGAAAAAGACATTTTGTGACTGAATTGAGTGATTTGGTCACACAGTGAATCACCGGTCACCTTCATTTAAATGACCAGAAAATTACAGTGGACGTTTTGTGACTATTTGTATCGATTTGGTCACGGTGGGAACTTGAAAGGGTATTGACGGTTTCGTCATTATGGTCAATACTGACCCTACTGAATCGAACAACGGAGCAAGACGAGATGAAAGAACTGCAAATGTTGTGGGCGGCAGCGCAGTCTTGGTATCGCAGCAGTCGAAACGTAGCGGCATACCGCGACGGCGAATGGTGGGAAGTTACCGTGTTTGATCCTGAGCGAGAATGCGAAGTGCAATTCGATAGCTTCAAGGCGTTGAAAGAGTGGTCACTAAAACAGTAACCAACCCCGCCCACCTCAAGCCCCTTAACTGGGGCCGAGTCAGTGTCAGGACGACATCGCATGAGCGTTAGCTAAAAATTAACGAACTTGAGGTGATCAAAATGAACCTTGCAACCGACTTTATTAACATTGCACGCAAAGCCAAGGGTGTAGAGAGTGCCGCGAACGGTATGTTCTCGACCCTGAAAACCGAAGACGTGAGAACCCTGGACCACTTCAACGAGCTGACCCGGGACGCGTTCAAGACAAACGGGTGGAGTCAGACGGCGGGGCGACCCGTTGCAGGCTCGAAAGAGAAGCCAGCACCCGACGCAGTGAAGCTTTATGTGTCGTCGTTCCGAGCGGCTTACCGCCTGGGGCTGGACGTCCTCAGCTTTGAGACGGTCGGAGCGCTGCGTAACGCGATCCGCGAGCGACGTCAGGCACCCAAGCACGCCGTCGCGCCGGAACGTCCACCAGAGTTGAAGGGTATCCACCTTGCCGCCGAGAACCACCTCACAGGTGCGCTGTGGCACGACGCTGTGGTGCTGCATCAGCACCTGAACGCCGACAAGCAACACGAGTTCGAGCGTGAGGTACGCATGCTGATGATGCGTTACAGCAAAGATGCACCGCCAGAACTCACGGTGGTTTCAATGGCTGCGTAATGAGTGTTGACGACCTCGTCAGTGTTGGGTACGATGGGGTCGTCAACTTACAGGAGTATCGAAACAATGATCGCGCTCATCATTTTCACCATGTTCATGACTCGCGACGCGAAGTCGCCCAAACCTGCTGTGGGGTACACCCGATGACCTACTACGACGAAGGCTGGAACGCATTTATCAACGGTGACGCGTTCGACGCCACGGCGGCGTTTGACTGGCGCAGCGGTTGGAAAGACGCTGAACTCGCGACCAAGAAGTATGGCAAGCAACCGATAATTTGAGGGGTGAGAGTGATGGTAAGTGAATGGATTAAAGTTGCGGACCGTCTCCCTGTAGATGGTGAACATGGTGTTTGTTGTGTGCACCGGTATGACAGGGAAAGCGAACCGTTGGTCGCAGTACCGTTTACGTTCATGGATGATAATTTTCACCCGTATGCCGACGATGAAAACATCGAAAACGACGATTACTGGTGTGATCCACTTTATTGGCCAACCCACTGGCAACCGTTTCCGCTGCCGCCCATCAAGTAGCCACCGAGTGGTACATCATGAC